GATTATTGCTTATTTATATCTAAACAGATATATAACAACAATAATTTTAAAATTATTGTTGTTATATATCTGTTTAGATATGTTTATTCATATATCTAAGTGTTTATTTAGATATTTTATATAAAATATCTAATTTTATATAAAATAATCTAATTTATTAAAGAAAAATCACCACAAAATACGGTTTGCATAAAAACCTCTTGAACCTTCTTTTAATAAATCTGTCTTATGTCTTATCTTATAAAGGCGTCTTCTATTTTCCGCATATTGTTTCCCATGAGTTATTGTATATGTCGGATAATCACTATAATTTTTATTTCCTATTGATAACATATAATTTTTATCACTATCAAAAACATCAATTTTATATTTATTTTTAATTGAAGGTTTTATTAATACATTTAATTTCTTCGCTTCTTTATAACTATAAGGTTTTATTTCATAACTCATTATATATAATAATGATATTATATTTTATTAAAATCCTGTAAAATTACAAACTGCAACGTCAGGGGGCATATCATTATTTAAGCAGTAAGTATCAATGAATTCTTTAAACTCTTCTAAGTTATACCCTATTAAAAAACATATGATTCTCGCTATGACCCACCGCCCACAAGTTGCTACTTCATCGTTCAATACTTGAAATTTTGTTTTATTATACACTAATTTATCGCTCTTATTCATAGTTTTTAAAAGTCTTGTTAAAAGGGCGGTTTCTTCACCTAACATACGCCTCATCTGAGTCGGTATAAAATGTAATTCACTATCAGGTTTTCCACCGTAAGAATCAAACCATTCAATGGTATCACCATATCTTAATATGCAACACCAATGACCGCAATTTTTAGAAGTCTCTGTTAAAATTATTCTATAATCTCTTTTTTCAGGTAGTAGTTGATAAATGCTATTATAATTTTTTAATTCACTATATTTTAATAATTTTGAAACATCGCACCCATCAATACATTTAAAAAAATCATCATTAGAAATCATCCTTTTTAATGCTGTTATTGTTTTATTTATTAATGCTTCCATTTTAGGACTTGTTTTTACCATATTATAATATATATATATATAAATTAATTAAATTTTAATTAGTTTAATTTTCTAAAATTTTTATCTTATGTAATAGTATATGATATATAAGAAAGAAATGGAATTCGGGAAACAAAATGAAAAATTAATATTAGAAAAACTTAATGAATATTTTAAATCAGATATTAAATTAAGTGAAAATGATTTTGAAAAATATGATGGTATTGATGAAAATAATATTTATGAAATTAAGACTAGACGCATTATTAAAAATGCATATTCTACAACGCTTTTAACATATCATAAAATTATTAATAATGATAAACCATTAATAATTATATTTAATTTTGTTGATTATATATGTTATATAAAATATGATGAAGAAAAATTTAATACATATGAGAAAAAATTATTTTGTAGAGGTAGAATAGGGGAGCAATATAAAGACCATCTTTATATACCAGTTAGTGATTTAACAATTATATGTAAGAAATAATTTATCAATAAAAAATATTCATAAAAATATATTAAAAATCAGTCAATAAAACACTGTATATATATATTTTTATGAGCGGGCGTTAAGTGGCGGTTTTAGATTAATCTATAATAAAAGGCGACTTACCGCCTTCTAATTTAATTTATTAATAAATATTTTTAATCAATTTTAATATAATTATTATCTGCTGTTCCTGATGAAGTGCCCATTGCTTGCATATCTTTTTCTTTTTCTTTGTTCAAGTCTGCGTATTTATCAGTTAAATACATATTTCTCATCATAGATGACCCAATTTTTTTTTTAAAAATTTTATTTAATAATCTTGTTATAACATCAGAAGATTTTAATTTTTCACCATTAGCATAAACTAACAGGGGGACTTTATCACTAAGTTTTTTAATATCTTTTCTCATAGGATGATTTAATAAATATTCATTCATGACATTTTCTAAATCATCATTTAATTTTATATTTTGTGTCTGATATGTTCCTTTGGTTTTATAATTACAGTAATGAAAAGTTTTATCATCAACTGAATAATAATTAAATGTTTTATCTAAATCATCACTATATTTTTTAATAACATACATTTCAAGAAAATCTTTATTTCTTCTTGGACTTTGTAGATAATATAAGGATAAAATAAAATATTTTAAAATTGTATCCCATTGTTCGGGTGTCGCGTCTTTCTTTCTATTAGGTAATAGGTTAGGAGTTGCTTTTTCTTTGGTATCTTCATATATTTCTTTTAGTTCATCTTGTGAAATCCAATTATCTTTTTGTTTTTCAGATTTTTCAGTATTATCTTTTAAATCTTTATTAAAATCCATTAAAATTTTATAATATATGTCATATAACTTTTTATATTTTTTTTCAGGTAGTTCTTTTAATAAAGAAACTACTGATATTAAATATGTGCGTTGTGTATTTTTTGATTTATCTTTAATCTTTTCAAATATTTTAGAAGAATTATTTAAAAAGTTAAGGTTTTTAATTTCTTGATTTCCATTTAATCTTTTAATATTTTGTATATATAATTTTTTAGAGGTTTCTGATATTTTTTTTTTATTAAATATATCTAAAAAATCTGTCATTATAATAATAGATTATATTATTTTTTTATAAATTTTATTTTATTAAAAAAAATATATATATATTATATAAATGGCATATTCTAATTATTACATAAACCAAAGACTTAATAACTTACAAGCAGAAGTTGATAATCTCGCCCCCAGTGGTTCTTATATCACAATAGACGGGGATGTTCAAGTAAATGACATAAAAACTTTTACATCTCTTCCTCAGTCTGTGGCAATTCCTCTTAATAATGCGGATTTAGTAAATAAATTATATGTAGATTCACAAAGTGGAGGAGGTATAACAATAAATGATGTTTTAACAAATACTCTACCATTTACAGCAACACAAACTTTTGATAATACTATAATCGCCAACAGTTTAATAACAGGGACAATAACTAACGCTCAAAATGCGGTGAATTCAACAAATTCAACAAACTCTCAAAATGCGGTGAATTCAACAAATGCTACAAATTCTTTAAATTCAACAAATTCAACAAATATAAATATAAATGATATAGGGTCAGGATTAGGCATATTTTATCCTACATTTACTTCATCAACTTCTGGCAATGGTCAAATAAAAATAGATTCTACAAATTTAAAATATAATGGTGGTTCTGATATTTTAATATGTTCAAATTTTCAGGGTGATTTATTTAATACAACCGCAAACGGGACAGTAAGGATGACATCTTCAACATCTCAATATTCATATTTTCAACAGTCAAATGTTGGACTTGGTTATAATTTAAATTTAATTACTCCAAATAGTGGATTATTTCATATAGCGGTTAGTGGTATAGCAGATTTACCGACAGCAAATTCTGGGACGGGTTTAAGCATTGGTTGGAATTCAACAAATGGCGACGGGGCGACAGATTTTATAAATTATGCTCAGGGGTCTCCTACTGGTGGATTTAATTTTTATAATCTCAATGGGACAACAAATTCAACATTAATAGCATCAATCACAACGGCACAACCGCCATTAAATGACGCCTCAATAAATCTAGCAACGACAAAATGGGTTTCAGATTATGTAGGTTCAATCCCGTCATCAGGATTAACCCTAGCACAGGTTCATAGTTCAATACTACCTTTCACAGCGGTTCAAACTTTTAACTATGATAATATTGTAAGCGGTATAACAGTGGGGACTGGTGGGGGGAATTTAAATAGTAATGTGGCGATAGGTTTAGATGCTTTATCTGTAAATCTAGCAGGTAATAATAATGTAGCAGTAGGTAAAAATAGTTTAAAAAATGAGTTAGGAAATGTAGGTGAAGTTTTAACTATTACCTCAACTAATTCAGGAGGTGTTTATACAGGTGCTACAATTTATTCAGGTGTTCCTTTCAATCTTATTATAACTGGTGGAGGTGCAACTGTTAATGCTGTGGCAACTTGTGATTTTACATCATTTTTAGGATTAGGTTCATATTCATCTACAATAACATTAGTTAGCGGTGGTTCTGGTTATACATCCGCCCCTACAATAACTTTTCCTATTCCTCCTGGTTTTGTTGAAACAAACCCTGCAACTTGTTCATTTACTTTTAATACTGTTTCAGGTTCTTTTAATACTTGTGTAGGTGCAAATTCTAATTTAAACCAAACACAAGGTGATTATAATAGTTCTTTTGGTTATAATGCGGGTTCAAATATTACAACAGGTTCATATAATGTTTGTCTCGGTTTTAATACACAAGTTCCTAATCCTATTAATGACCATCAAATTGTTATTGGTACAAGTAATGAGACAACATATATTTCAGGCGGTTTAAATATTACTTCATCTACATCTCCCACATTATTTACTAATGCAATCCCTCAGTGTTCAACATCTTCAACAGTAAATCCATTAGAGATAGCAAATGTTCAAACTGTTCAAAATTTATTAACATCTTTAAGAAATATCATTCCATTAAAAGCAACTAATAATGCAAGTCTTATAACTGGTGATAAAACATATACTTTAACAATCAACTCCTGGCAAAATTATACAATTGACCAATTTATAACTATTAGGTATAATTTAAGTAATAATTTCACTGCGGTTTCAACAACTACTGCATCACAATATACTGCTAATTCTTGGGGATATTGCGATATATATCCGTATAGGTTGGGTTTTGGTAGTGGTGCCCCCGCTGGGACAAATTTCAGTGTTTTAAATAATAGTTTTAACGGTTCAACTAACTATGATTTAACAACTGGATCATTACCGCGCGGACGTTGGTTCTGGGCATATGATAATAATAATTTAACATCTTTCATAAATCCTTCAATTGGTGCAAATGGTTTTTATTTATATATTCAATCAACGACTAGTTTACAGTTAAATATTGCTTTATATCTACCTACGCCCATTTTATTAGGGGCATATGCATCATCATTTAATATTGAGTTGTTATCATCATTGAATAGTAATAATATAACAACATCAGGATTTAATATATCAAATTTTTAATAATTTAAATAATTAAAAAAATATATTATATATATATAATTAAATGTCTCAAAATATCAACACTATTTATAATAATGTAGTTATTAGTGATACAAATAATAACACAACTACTACATTAAATAACACTTCTATAAATTTTGGTAGTAATCTTTTAACAACTCCATTAAATACTACATATTCAAATTCTGGCATACAAACTCCTATTTCAAATATAAGTTTTGGCGAGTTATTTATTATAAGAGATTCTGTGCAAGCCGTTGCCCTTCCTATACCTAATGATGGACTCACTTTTAAAGTAGTTGATACCATTGAAATTGCAAATCAAGAAAATCCTATTGGTGCAACTAAAACAAATTACGGATATAATAGCATAACATCCTCAAACGGTTTAACAGTAAACGGGATAACAACTTTTTCAAGTGTTCCAAAAAGTAATGTGCTCCCGAGTGCTGGTAATGATTTAGTTAATTTATCATATCTTCAAAATAATCCTCCGCCTTCATCTGTCATATTTTATTTAAATAATAGTCAAGTACC